TTGAATCATTCTTGTATTATTTGAATTGTTTTTGTTATTGTACTTCCGTCTCCAAAAGTGTTTAACACGTCTAAAGTTATTACTTGGTTCGTTGAATTTTCGGTAATTAAATTTTGATATTCTTCGGTAATTAACTCATCACTATTTTCAGCTAACAAAAATTGTGTGCTATCAGCATTTGCTGGAACGGTAACGTCTATAAATTGACTTTGTGTTATTGTACTCGGACTTATTGTAACCCCAGAAAAAGACGTACTTATATCTGCTGAAATACCACCGTTAATTATATTAATAGGAACTTCAATTGTTTGAGCGTCTTTGTTTATTGTTATTACTTGACCCGTAGAAATAATTGAACGAAAATCTAAATACAAGCTAAAATTCACTTCGCCTGTTGTTAGGTTACTTTTCATTTCGTTTATTATGTACCTTTTATCTCTTATAATAAGACGGTCATTTAATTTTAAATTTGTTAGTAGTGAAATAGGTAAATTCGTTTTAACGTGAACTAATCTATTTTTTAAGTTAAATAAGTTAAGTAAGTAAGGATAGTAATATTCAGCATATAACCCTTGGTTTATTGTTTCTAAATGAATTATAGAATTTTCAGCTCCAAAGTTTAAACTGTATTTCGTGTTTTGATATGTTAGGTCTTGACCGAATTGTGCAAATGAAGTTATACTGTCATGTCCTGCACCGTTAAAAAATTTAATAGGGTGCGCACTTAAATCATTACTTGAACCGTAAAAATAAAGTAACATCGGTTTAGGCGTGTACGCGTTAAAGCTTTCATTTAAGCAATATCCAAATACAGCGTATCGAGTAGGGTCGTTTGCCTTTTCAGCTCGTGTAAATAATAAATTTTCAAACGGAACTTCTATTTGATATTCTTCCCCATCGTAAGCGAATTGATATTCTACATTACCGTATTCAGCATTACTTATTTTAAAGAAATTACGATTTACAAAACTTTCGGACTGTTGATATTTGAAGGCTATTTTTTTATACAACTTAATTCGTTCTATATCTATTGATTCAATATCAGTATATTTTGTTATGTCTACAATAGCTCCTTGTGAATACCAAGTTTCTAAAGGTAGTATTTCAAAAGTGTTTTCTGAAATCCCTACGCAAGTACAATTAAATTCTTTTAAAACGCCTGAAAAGAAATCCGATACTTTCATATCTGGAAGTGTAGCGCTGATACTTACATTACCAGCTAAAACAGTCGTAGCAGTTTGTATTGTACAAATTGAAGTAGTATTAAAATAATTTCCAGATTGGTCTTCAAATAAACCCTGTGCAGTATAAGTAACTACGCATCCAATATTCATTGTGTTTGTTGCTCGTAGTTTAAATGTTAAATTAGTATTTAATCCCGGTACATTTTGAAAAATTATTTGAGATAATACACCAGTTGTAGTTGTTTGTAATGTTTGATAATAATTACCGTCTTGATAAACATCTACATATAAAGTTCCTGAAGCACTTTTAGAAGTTATATTTATTGTTATAAAATGCTTAATTAAATCATTATCAAAATCCTTTATATTTATAGTGTTAGTTCCTAAATTAACAAAGTCGGTTGCACTTTGTGTACTTATATTTGACCAATAAATATCGTTGTTATTTACTTTAGAACTAAAATCTATATTAACAGCTTCAGTGATAAAAGAATATGTATTCGTGTTTTTACCGTACAAAAATACTTTTGTAAATCTTGGGTCACTTAAAAACGTTCCTACAAAAGTAACACCGTAATCACTTGCAATAGCTTCAAATAATTTACCTACTTTGATCGCTGGAAATAACTCGTTAAACTTAATACTCTTAGCATTTTGTGTAACGTCTTCAGTACCGTCTTGGTATGTCCAAACTCTGTTACTCGCAATTAAAGGATATCTAATATTGTAATCGGTCGCAAGGTCTGTTATTCTATCTAATATTTCTGCACCCGTATAAGCAAACTCTAAATCGGTTAAATTTAATAAGTTTAATTTATCTTCGCCAAATAAATCTTTTAACGTTCGTATTTCACCGTAGAAAGTTAATTGGTAGTTTTCAGCTTGACCGTTTTTTACATTCGACTTTTCAATCTGAATTTTACCTTTTCTAAATGTAGTTAAATCAATTTCTATTAATGCATTTCTTCGTATGTTATGGTCTATTGAAGAATCTACATCCGTTTGGTAAAAGTGTTCAAAGATAGCGTTATTTACAGTTGAAGCTGGTACCGTGAACGATTGCGAAAAGTCGGTAAATACTTTTGAAATATCGTTAATATTTTGTACGCTCGAAGTAACATTAATTTGTTCATCTTCAAATAGTTCAATCTTAAGGCCTTCAATATAAACTTGTACTTGTCTCATATTACATTATTAATAGCATTGAAAGCAAAGTCAAACTCCAACTGATAATTAATCATTTTTTGATTTATATTCTTGAATAACTCCGTTGACTTCGTGTTAATCTTTGCTGGTAAACTGTTAATTAATATTCTTTCACTTGCCATTAATTGCTTTAATAAGTCGTTGTAATCTTCAGTAACCCAATCTGTATTTACTTTGATTGATTTTTTACCCGTAGTATTGAATACTTTTCTTTGACCTTCTAAAGTACTGTAGTTAGGAAACGTCGATTGCATTAAATTGTATTCCGTGTTTTCAACACTAAAGGTATCGTTAGACGCAGCGAAAAACCAAGTCCTTTGCCAACACCCATATTTGTTTACAAAGTCGCATAAAACGGCTGTATAACGGCATAGCTCAAAAGGTTTAAAATAACCTGTCCAAATAACAGCATCTAAGTTATTTAATATCTCTAATTTGTTTCCAGCAGCATAATAATTTTGGTACACTCTCGGAACGTCTATTAAAGAATTGTTTGTTAAATTTTGAGTGAACGTTGCAGCCGTTGCTAAATTAGTATATTTTGCTTTGTAGCTCGTTGCTGTTTGAACCATTATATGTCCGCTTCTTTGAGCTGGAAAAGTGTTAGGACTTAATCCATTATAATAATAATAAAAAGTTCCCTCATCGTGAAGAATATCATTTGTTAAACTTGGGTTGTATCCTTCTTCGTAATAGCCAAATCCATCAAATGCTTTTAGTGTTATATCTGTTCCAACTTGATAATATAAACCGCCACTTAATCTAAACTTTTGTATTTTAACGTTGCACCATTGATTCGTGTTAGTTGCGGGAAAAGAATTATAAATTTGTTGTCTTGTATTCCAGCTAATATATTCACGTATGTAAGGACTGATATTGTAATACGTCTTTACGTTGTTTGAAGCTGGTATTAATTTACTAAGTGTGTACGTTGGTGAAGCTGGTGCGCTTCCCGTACCGTTCCAAATAAACAAATTGATTTTAGAACCTGTTTGTCCTGTTTCAGATATTTCTACTATATAAGGTGAACGTGCAAAAATACTCATTTTATATTCTTTAAATTTTGGTCTAATATTTCGTTTAACAGCTGTTCGGCATCTAATCCGTATTTATCTATTAACGTATCTGGCAAAGTTTTGTAGGCAGCTTCAAAAGGTCGTGTAAAAAATAAACTCGGTTTAATTCCTTGTTTAAATATTGTACGTGCTATTGCAAATTGTAATCCTTTTCTACTTTGAAATTTACCGCTTGCGCTTCGTGGTGCTATTCCTTTTTTTACTATCCACTTGTCAAATGCGCTCGGTGGCGGCATCTTAGATTTATACGAATAAGGCGTATCAAATTTTCGTTGTGTTCCTGAAACACCTTTGTCCTGAAAGTTACCGTAAGGCTCCATTTCAAAATAAACACCGATCGAATTAGGAAATTCTTTAACTTCGCCTTTTATCGAATTTCTTAATTTACCGCTGCTATCTTTGCCTAATCTTTGTAATTCGGCTTTTGCTTCAGCTACTACTAAATCACGGAACTTTTGTAAGGCTTTTAATCTTTCACTCATTAACAAACAGTCATTTCGTTAGGAACTAAAATATCGAACGTCATTGTCCAGCCGGCTAAATAGTTTTCAAACCGTTCAGCAAAGGCTTCTAACGTTGGGTTACCGTCAACTTGAAAAGCATCAGTAAATAAATCGCCTCTTCGTAGCTCTTCATATAATCTATTTAGAACCGAAAGCATAGTATTCAGTACATATACCTCATTATCGTTTCCGTTAAATACGTCTGTATCTTCGTCTTTTGATTTGTTCACAATATCCATAGCCATAACACTCACGTTAAAACGAATTATATTGCTTTCAAAAGTTGCGTTATTTACGATAATATGAACTAAAGGAAATATTGTTTGCTTTGCCAAATCAACCGCAAATATATCGCCTTGCGTTACCGTGTTTATAAACGAATCATTTTCTAAGTTCGTTTTTAGTGTATCTAATATCGTGTAATAGTTAGCCATTTTTATATATCTTTTTTAATTCTCGTTCTTCAATTTCTCGTTTTTGCCTTTCGTAAGTGAGGTAGGTAAGACATTTTCTAACTCCCAACTTGGTAACTTCATCAAACTTTGTAACGTCTCCCTGAGATAGCGCATAGATTGAATTGTACCAGCCCCATCTTTTATTAAATTGCGTTCTTTCGCTAAAGTCATTAACTTCGGATTCCTCTTCATTTCCGTCTCCAAAGAGGTAAGAGTATGTTGAACTAAGTCGCTTCCTAAAGTCGAAAAAAAAACCGTTGCACCTAAGACAACATCCAACGAAGCGAACTTCATTACGTCGCTGAATTCATCAGTACCTTTGTATTCAAATATTTCGTATCGGTCTTTTACTTTCTTTGTGATAGGTCGGTACATTACAGCCATTGCTTTGTGAAAAGTTTCTACGTTTGAAATATTACTTTCAATATCAATGTATTCTCCAAAAGTCATATCCTCCAGATTTGGAATAAAACCGAACTCGGTATTTTGAATTTTAAATGTAGCTTGAAACTTTGGCTTCGCTTTGAATATTTCGTTTAAATGTAGGGTAAGGCTTTTAACGTCAGACCATTTTACTTTTACTACGTCTTTCATTTTTAACCCGCAGAAAATTTCGATAGTCTTTTGACCTATAAATTCTTCATCGTTCGACTTTTCAACTACCTTCATAAATTCCTGATAACTCTTTAAAGGTATTTCGCTTAATGAAGTAGGTATTACAATTTCTGTTTTCATCTTATTAATTAACTTTTTATTCGTGTTTTTGTAGTATGTAGGTTTTATTTACACTATTTGCATACTTGAACGGGTGCGAACTATTATTTATTTACCAAATATGATACTTACCGTAGTTAGAATTCATTCCTAAAGTTTCCATTTCGTGGTATCGTACCCCATCAATAGCGTGGTTATTCGTGTCAATCGGTTTATTTAAACGTGTTCCAGCTTTGTCAGTATCCCAACAGTATGCTCTTAGCTCTTTAATCAAATTAACGCTATTTGAAGTAACTAAATATTCTTGACGCTGCATAACATCAATACCGTAGTTTATTGAATCCTTGCCCTTTGTAACGCCTTTAATTGTTATACCGTAGCGTTTTATTTCTTCAATGCTTTTAGGTTCTGAAGAATCAGCGTAAACGGGTACGTGTTTTGGTAGTTCCTTTGCAATATCACTATTAAGCATTCCTGTTTGATATTTTAGTTCGTTTAATATTCGTGTACCGTTGTAATTGTATATTTCTATTATTGCAGTTGGATCATTCGTATAACCAAAGTCTAATCCGATACCGATTAATTTAGCGTCTTTTGGTAGTGTATCAATTGTTTTCCAGTTACTGAATATAACGCCTTCTAACATTCCTATTTCACCTAATCCATACACACGCCACCAATTAGCCCAATATGCGCTTGTTTCCGCTTTTAAACGGTTCTTTTCTATTTGTTGAACAATACTATTATCAAGTGCTTCATTATCTTTGTAGGTCAAAATTAAAAAGTCGCTATCAGGTTCGTCTTTTAGTTCTTTATGTACCCAAAATTCGCTGGTGGGGTTGAAGTCTAAATAAATAAATTTCTTTGTACGAATATTCAGCTGCTGAAAGCTCTCAAAGTTAACATTGTTACATTCGTTTATAAATAAAATATCACGCCTTGCGCCCCTTAATTTATCGGGTTGGTCTGCGCTAAAAAATTCAATGTAACTACCTTTAGTAAATCGGTAAGTAAGGTTGGATTGATTAAAATTACTTTCGTTAAAGTTACCTATCCAGCGCATTATTTTTATAAAGTCTTTTAATGCACCGCGTTTAATATGTGGTATTGATTCCGATACTACCGATATTTCACTATTCGGGTTGTCAATAGCATACTGAATTAAAAAAATAAGTATTGTAAACGTTTTTGAACTTGAAGTCCCACCTTGAATTATTCTAACTCTTTTCCTTAATTGTGCTATTTTCTTTTGCGCTGTTGTTTTAGTCAACATCTAAATCCAGTTTATTAAATATAGGTTTTTCAGCTTCTTCTGTTACCGTGTGATTCATAGCAAGTTTACGAAGTTCTTCAGGCGAAGCAATTAATTTCATTAAAGCCATTTGTAAAGCTGGAGCGTTTGACTTATACCATTTAGAACGCATTGAAACTTTTAATTCAGTTCTATTTTGATTTAATAATTCTTTTAGCTCCTCCGATTTTTCCATTTCCCAAGCGTAAAATGTACTTGAAGAAATAGGCAAGTAAGCTATAATATCGTCAAAGAAAAACAATCGGTGTTTAACAATCATTTCTTTTGCTTGTTCGTATATCTTTTGTTTGTCGTATGCCATTGTGATTTATTTTAATTCAACTCCGTTCTTCTTAATAACTAAACTTGGGTCAAGTTTTTTCAT